CCGACCGGGCGCATAGAACCGTTATGCCAACGGACAAGATTGGCATCTATCCAGCGATTTGACCCCTCAAAGTCTGTGCCATTCCGGTACACCCCCGGTGGGATCTGTAGTGGAATCAGGGCCATAACGGCACTCCTTGTAAATTATCGCCAACGCGGGCCTTCAAACCATGCCACAAGACTGTGCCGAATCCCACTTGTCACTGGCGTGACACGATGCCGCAAATATGAAGGAAAAACAATAATTGTGCCTTGTTTTCTTAGCCTAAGCGGTTGAGGGCCTTGAACCTCGTCAAATTCCAAATTTCCGCCCTCATAAGATTTATGGTCTGTAAGCTGAACAACAATGCTAAGTTTTCGATCAAATGCTTTGTTGTCATTCCAATCAACATCGTGATGCCACGAATAACATCCGCCGTACTCTGAAGAATATTCTGTAAATTGAATTTGACAATAATTCTCAACATCAAAATTAAAGGCATTTCTGTTTGCTTCGCAGATTTTTTCATACAGAAATTGCTTTATAGCTGGCTGATTATGCACCCATCGTATTTTGCTTTTTCTGAAATCTGAATCTTGATTGGTTGAAAATATCTTTCCGTCTTGTGGCTCAATAACACAAAGACTTTCCACCATTGAATTGCAAGTTTCTGTAGAAATTGCAGTCTCAAACATTTGCCAGTTTTGTCTCACGAGTATGCCTCTTTGAACAATTCCGATTCCACTTCTGATGGGTAGTAAAACCATCCAGTCAAAACATATTTATCATTTGAATATGGCGGATTTCCCCTGTGTGGATGAGTGTACCCAGCAGGCCACATCAGCAGGTTTCCTGCTTTCGGTGAAAATTTTGTCTGTTGATATAAAAATTCAGTTTCGCCGCCATTATCTACATCGTTCAAATAAATCATCCATGCAAGAGCGCGATTGCAAGCGCTTCCGCTGGTCTGTTCTTTGTGCCAGACAGAGTATCCAGCGTCTCCGCATTTAGTTTTTTGTAGTTTTGAATAATAACTAATTAAATTATCTTCGGCCAAAGAAGAAACATTTTCTTTGTATATTGAAAGGGCTTTATATACAGTGTCTTGTATTTCTTCAAATTTATCACGCAAAACAAATGGTATAAAAACTTGATAATCTTTCCTTCCTAATCCCCTTGATTTAAACTGAGTATCTCCATAACCAAATGCACTAGGCAAGTCTGAGTGCTTTTTGAAGTCATAAAAATGTTCTTCAAATTGGTTTATGTAAACTTCGCATTCTTCCTCTGTCCAAGCGTTTTGTATTTCCATTATAAAATTGGAAACGCTAACAATTCCGTTGTTATTTAGCATAAATGTTACGCGCCAAATTTTTTTAAAATAACTTCCTCGTTTTCTTTTTCTGCTTTTTTCTTAAGAGCGTTTAATAAGGCTTCAAGTTCAGAAGTTGAAGCTGTGCCATCTCCATCAACATCAGCCGCTCCGGGCAAAATAACATCTGGATTGATTTCTTTAATTTTTTCCTCAAGTTTTTGTCGATAATCTGCGTCAAATTGTTCTTTTAGCGCTTCCATCTCCGCAAGCCATTGAGAATAAGACTTTACTGGCCCTGCTTCTCCAGATGAAATAAGTTCAAGTATCAGTTCAGAATGATCGTAAAAATCATCCTTTACGGCAGAAAATGGCATTTCTTCGCTAAACTCTGCAAATTTTACAACGCAGTCTGCTGAATTGGATTCAGTTTCATCCGTCCAAAACGCAGAACCATGTACAATATATTCGACTGTAAACATAATTTTATTCCTTACGCGGTCCGAACCCAAAGATTAAGCGCATAACAATTATTGTCATTGCCTACAGAATTCACAGGTCCTGATCTTGCGTTGCCCGGACCCATATTTCTCCAAGTTCCACTTACTGTATTATTCATACTGCCGTTTGTTGGATTTTCCATGTAGGTGTCTGAAGTCGCAATTCTTACATAAAATTTGCCAGTACAATGTCCGTCATTGCTGGTATCGTTTTCTGTAAAGTATTTTATCTGTGATCCTGAGCGTGTGTTTCCGGGATTTGCGTTTGAATTACTTGTGTTCGCCGCAAATACAAAAAAACCATAACTGCCGACAGTATTAAAAGTCGTTGCAGGCGTTCCAGCAGGGCCGGTAGGGCCGGTAGGGCCGGTAGGGCCGATAGGTCCAGTAGGCCCCGGAGGACCTGCAGTGCCAGCCGGTCCGGTAGGTCCAGTAGGACCAGTAGGGCCGGTAGGACCAGTGGGACCAGTTGGACCTGCCAATGCAGCATTTGAAATCGTACCCTTTCGCATTGCTCCGGCAGAAGTGTCATACACAGCAATCAAGTCAGTTCCAGTAAAACTGGTTTCAGCCGTCAAATTATTGATATTTGTCGCGTCTGAAATTGACTTCATCGTGGAGTCAATCGTGTCCAAATTTGAGTTTAGCTTAGTACCCCAAGTGTCTTCGGACGCACCTACTTCAGGCTTTGTCAAACTGTAATTGGTAGTCGTAGTATCAGCCATCTTAAATCCCCTTTAGGCGGCTAGTTTCGTCCAAGTATCAGACGCTTCTGGAATGGTAGTCCAAGTGTTTGTTCCAACAGGAATAATTTCCCATTTTTCACGGCCAATCGCAATAACCGCTGAAGTCAGCGACAAGACGGCTCCAGAGAATTGTACTCTGTTTGCGGTCGCATTAACTTGAGATTCTGCTGCTGCAGATGCAGAGCCAAGAATTGTCGCGTAACCATTTGCATCTAAACTGGATACAGCGCTGATTTCTGCTGACGATTCTCCAATCCTAGCGGCAGAAGATGTCAGCGTAGAAGACGCAGAAATTGATGCGTCAGATGCCTGAATCCTTTCTGCAAGGCTTAATACTTCGGCAGTTGCAGATGCTGATGCGGTCGGCTGCTGTATCCTTTCTGAATCAGCAGTAACCACCGCAGATGAAGAATCAGAAACAGACCCATCCGCAATTCTTAGCCCGCTAGAAGAAACATCCGCCTGAGCGCTTAATGCAGCAGAAGACAGATAAATAATCTCAGCGCTAGAGACCGTGCTTGATGTGTTTACAACGATGGATTCGGCTCTTGCTATGCGAAGGCCAAGACCATCTACTGTTGCAAATGCGGTCGTGGATGCAGATCCATTTACATCATAATTTGCTGATGCAATCGCTGTTGAGACTGCAGAAGCAGTTCCGCTAGATTCGCCAATTCTCAGACCAGAAGCACTTGCCGAAGATGATGCGCTTATTGATGCGGCTCCACCAATGGCCGCATCTCCAGATGCGGTCAATGCAGATTGCGCAGAAATTGCAGCAGAACCTAATTTAATTACCTCGCTGCTTGCACTGGCAACAGAAGTTGTTGCAATTGCAGATGAATTTGCAAATGTTCCATTTCCGCTTGCTGAAGCAGAAGAAGAAACAGAATCGCTAATAGAAGGCTGTTGAATGCGCTGGGCGCTTGTAACGACAGCCGATGTATTGACGATAATTGAATTGGCTGTGCCAATTCTTAAACCAAGCCCATCTACAACAGCAGATGCTGATATTGCAGCAGACCGATTTGCGGTCAAAAATGCCTGTGCTGATGCGCTTGATGTGTTTGATATTACAGAAGATGCGCGATGAATTCGCTGTGCTGTAACAGAAATAGATGCAGACGCGGAAGCCGAAGCCGCCGCGTCCACATACTTGGTCGCGCTGTAATAGCCGTCGCCGTAGTTGTATAAGCCGTAGGCGAAAGCCATTAGCTATTAGTCCAGCGTAATGTCGATGTCGCCAGCCGGGATACGGAACACATCGCCAGAAGCAATCGTCTTGCTTGCGCTCAGTGAAGCATAGGCCAGCATGTTGCCGCTGGTAGATGCGTCAAAGATTGCGATGTGGCTGATCGTACCCCAAGAGGCGGTCGCAGTCGGCCATTCGATTGCAGCGCTGGTGGTTGCGGTGTTGCCGCTTACGGTAAAGCTGCCAGCCTGACGAGCATAAGATCCGCCAGATACTTCAGTGCCGCCGCCAGCTTCGCCCGGTGCAGCAGTGAAAAGGCCGACATAAACCGCAGCCGGTGAAGAATACGCATTGCCCGCAAATACATGGTCGAGCAGTTCAGTTTCAAGGTAGTTGGTAAAACTCATCCTAATCCCCTTACTTTCAATGTTAGGCCGGAGCCAGAGTAACGCGCCTTCTCAGACGCTTCGTTAAGTCTGGCTACTGCGGCAGAATACATCTGCGCCCAGACAGCCACACGCGCATCTTCTTGCAAGTATGGTGCTGAATGCAAGAGAGATCCATACAGGTACGCATCTGGCGCATCTTCGAGCAGCCAGTTCGTGGAATTTGTTGCCAGATCAGGAATCTTGGCCACATACAGAAGTTCAACATCCGTGTCGGCATCAGGCGTCGGGTACAGTTCAAATTGACTGTCTGCATGGCAGTAGTAACGCGGCGTTCCGGATGTGTCTTCAGCCCCTGCGCGCTTGTCCTGCATCGCAGCGCGTGAAATCAGGTCCAGCGGACTTGTGCCGCTTCCTGTCACATGGAATCTAATCGTCTCCAGCCAATCAGCCGGAATCTGCATGTACTGGTCGCCAGCAGTTTGCTGACCGCTTGACCGGGTTTCCATCTTCCAATGGCGAATGTCCCGATTCATCTGGGATTCAGCCAACTAGATGAAAACCGGAATTACAGACGTCAAATCGTCGCGGTTGAGAAAGTCCGCGATGGTGGTCTGCAAATTGCTGTAGTTTGTGATTGCCATTTAGCGTCCTTTAGTCATGGCGCCAAGCAGAGAGGTCCATGTAATTGGATCCACTGCCTCAAAAGATCCGATGATCGTATCGAGAATGCCCGGTCTTTGTCCATAGGCTAGCGCATTTGCGACTCTTGCGGCAGATTCGCCAGATCCAAGTAAATCATTTCTAGACCCTGATTCAAATGCGCCAGCAATATCTGCAAGCACTCCATAACGCGGAGCGCGCATTTCTGCCTGCGGTTTTGCATTCAAATCAAACGCCGAAAGCGGAGTCTGGCGAATATTCTCGGCAATCATGGCTGCTTGCGCGTCTTTGTCCGGAGCCATTGCGCCTGCGCCAAGAAGACTAAATGGAGCGGCTGCAAACATCGGAGAGCCTTCTGCCTTTCGCTTGGCTCGCATTTCCGGCGGGATCTCCATCGACCAAACTTGCTCGCCATTCTTGCCTGTCTTTAGCGTGTACGGCTCGACTTTTACGCCATATTTCTTGCCTTCCTTGTTGAAGGCTTTGACCATCATGTTGTCGTAAAAGCCTTTCATGCCTTCGCCGCCAATACGAAGATTTTGGCCTGATAGTTCCTGAACATGGTCGCGCGACTTAATCGTATACTCAGGACGCATTAGCTTTTCTGCTGCCTCCTTACCAATATAATCGGCTATTTTTTCTTCTGGAACAGTCTCATTTATTACTTGATAGGCATCATGGTCATACGCCGTTAATTTCCCATGCTTTTTATCGTAATAAATTGCTTCTACCTGCTTGCCCAAATCATACCGATCCGCCTGCGTCCGCCCGGTCGTGAATGTCACGCGGCTATAGCCCTTATCTGCAGCTTCCTGAAGGATGCGGCGAGTCATCAATTCGTGCCAGTTCTTTTTGAACGGGGCGTCTGGTACAGCCCCATAATTCGGAGAAAGCTCGTCAAGCATTCTTTTGTATTCATCATTTTTTTGCATCAACGGGGCAATTTTGTTTTTTAGTGATGCTATTTCATCGGAATAAGCTGATGCGTTGTAAGCGCCTTCTAAATCACGCAATCTACGTTGAAGAGGCGCAAGTTCATCTTCCACCTTTTTCCATTCTGCCGATATTTCTTTCGCTTTACGTTCGTTTTCGCCAAAATACCCCTTCTTCCGTCCAGCCTGATGCCAATCTGACTGCACTTCTTCGACGTGAAGAATCTTCTGGCCGTCTTGCGTGTAGTCTTTGACGCGAGTGTGCGCGAGGATGTTGGGCTGGTCGTAGTGGGATGAGCGGAAGTTTAGTGCTGCTTCGGCTTCTTTTGTCCGCTGATTAGCCATAGCTGAAACGGTATTATCAATCGCCTCTTGATCTGTTCCTCTAAACCCAGAACGCTGTCCCCTAATGTTTCCGCTTGCATCGCGAATAACAATTTGTCTTTGGCCGACGTATGGATTTTCGCTTACCGTTTCCACCGTCCATCCGCTTGTAGATTCTGCTGGCTGAACTGCCTTTTGTTTTGGCA